TGCGATATGGGAAATTGCGGAAGCAGGGATCGAACCTGCGACCTCCGGGGCATGAACCCGGTGAGCTGCCTCTGCTCTATTCCGCCACTGTAGAGCAATAAAAAAAGAGCCGCAGATCAATTACTTGGAATTGATCACATCGGCTCTAGGCTCTACGTTGATTACTATTTCATTTTTGCATTTCTTGCAGTACGCCGGAAAATTTGAAATCTTCGTGCTCGGCAATACCTTAAGGAAATGCGGGTTGCCACATTTCGGGCACTTACACCATTTAGAACTCATATATTACCAACTTTCTGTAGGTTGGCGTGTCTCACAGTGTTATTATAAAACAAACTTATGTTTGTTTCAATAAAAATCTGTAATCTTTTTTACTCCAGCTTATCCTTCTTCCATGATAGCTTGTATTAGCGGCATATATTTTTTTTCCAACCTGATATTTATACGGGTTCTTTCTCCATCAAAAGTGTGAGTTGTCGAAGGGGAAATCTTCTTCTCCTCCTCTTCACGTTCTTTTTCCCATTGATTGGTAATCTCATCTATCCTAGCCTTTTGGCTTTCTGACAATACTCTTTTGCTCATACGCTATGTATCCTCTATTTGCTAAGCTCTGCATGATTCGGTGTTGAAGTTCTCCGGTATTCCCTTCGTCCATCATATCTTCAATGGCCCATCTCCATGCCTGATTATAAGTTACCATATCTATCGGTTTAATAATTTCAACTCTATAGTCATATTTTTCATTTACCAGCCTGTATGATGCTGACTGGAAATACCTCATAAGATTAAAATCATCTTCACCAAACGACATTATTCCATTTGTTTTCGGATGGTTATGCAGTACTATGCACTCTGACAGATCCAAGTTTCCTACGCTGACTGCATCTTCTACACCCTCATTGTAATACAGCCTGCCCTCTTTATCAATGACAATCAGTTTCTCTATTTCACTGTCCCTTATCTGGTTGCCATAGTACTCTATTGCATCTTCCGCCTTAGAAATATCGATCTGTCCGATATATACCGGTTCACTGCCATCCCCTACAGCGTCAGATGCACCTAATGTCTTTGCCTTTAGGTCATTCTCAAAAGAGGTATCATGGTATTTTTTCCACGCCTGTGTCTTTTTCAAATCCGATGTGCCACATTCATACCGCAACCGTGCAGGCTTCTCATTCACTCCAGCAGACTGACAGAACTCCTTGTACTCTCTACGCTTCCTGCTGATTTTCACATTGATCTCTTGTGTATCCATTCCAAGGGCTTTGAGTGCTTCCTTTTCCCGTTTCAGTGCCCGGATATTTCTTTCCAGCGCCCGCATTTTCTGCGTAACAGCATAATAGTCATATTCCTTGCCATTGATAATAACAGGGGACGGCTCCGGACTCTCCTTCGGATAGCTGGACACTCCCTCGAACCACGGATGATGATTATGTCTGCAGTTATACCCATACAGGCCAAGCGGATCATTTTCATGCGCACCATCCACGCTGTAGCCTGTGGCTCTCCATAGATCTGTTATATAGTCCTGGCCAATGCGTTTTGCTTCCGTCCGGTAGTCCTGCCCTTCTTTCACAAAATACACATGGCCCTGCCACTGCTCATGATTGGCATGACCAATTCCCGTGTTACGGGCTCCCCAGTGCTTGGAGACGTATACCAGATTCTCGCCGGATACCATAATATTATTATCCAACACCTTACCGGCCATCTGGTGGCATCCGGTTCTAACCGCCATTCTCGTGGCAGTATCCAGCTGCATAGAGTACCCCGAAGCAAAATCAATGGACCGCAGACCGCTCTGTGCAAGATTATGTACGGTATCCTGTATCACCTTGTCCCGACTGAATGTGCCGGAGCATACTTTTATAATAGCCTTATCCAGTTCCCGCTGATACGTATTCTCCACCGCCTCATATCCGTTCATGGTCTTAAAGCCGGTAGTCTGCGTCATATTTTTAAGGGCTCCGGCCGTCTGCTCCGAAAACATTTCCACAAGTCTCGGCAAAAAAGAGTTATCCGTCAACTCCTTCGCATTCTGTTTCCACACGGACAGATCATCAATCCATGCCATATTCCCGGCACCAGCTACGATCTCATCATTTGCCTTGTATGCCTCCTTGGTAATGTTATTGATAATATCACGGATCTCCCGCTTATATTCCAGGGTGTTTTTAGCCACCGCTTTCCGGTACTCCGGGTCTGACGTCAGTAGCTTCATCGCTTCTTTGCGGATTCTCGCCGGACTATACCCCAGTTCACTCATGGAGTGCGCCTGCAGCTCCGCAGTCCTGGTATATGTCATGGTCTTCTGTATCCTGCGGGCAATATCCACGATGACCTCATGCTCCAGATATTGGAACAGCGGTACAAGGGCTTCTTCTATGATCTCCAACTGCTCCTCTGACAACATTAGTCTTCATCCTCTCCATCCAAATTATCATCAATCTGCAGCTTTTCATCTACCAATTTCTGTGCCTCCTCTTCCGTGAGACTGTATGCGTCCATCAGATACCAAACCGTGAGCTTCGGAATGTCGAAAGAGAGCGCATCATTACGTTTGCGTTCCAGTTCTGCCTCCCGATCAGTGATATAACTATCATCAAAGTCCACCAGGACTTCCTGCTCCAGGTTGAATGACTTGCCGTGGAAGGTATTTGCGAACCACATCACCGCCCGGCAGATATCCTGTATGTATCGGACGGCTTCCTGCCGCTGTCGGTTAAGTTCCTGCATCTGATCCTGACGCTCTCCCACATACTCGGTTGCTGTGGTAATCTGCCCGTTTTCGAAACTATATTTCTTTGTGCCATAGCCGAAGGACATAGATAACAGGGACAATGCCAGTTCAAACGCCTTGGTGATCTGCTCCACACGGATCTCTGGATTATACTCCTGGATCATGCCTTTTTCTTCCGGTAGTTTCTCGCCAGTAAATACGAACAACTTCTTTTGCTCCGTGGTCAGCTTCGGCTTACCATTCTCATCGAACTCACATAGCAATTCACTAATTAGAATGATCTTTTCTGACTTATCCAAATCAGAAAAAAGAACGTTATAACACAGATCCACAACTTTCAGCGCCGGGATTGCATCCCACAACTTCGGCAACCCATAGCCTTCCATATCATCCAGATTATTAACCTCCGCATTCCGCATCACCGCAAAGGGCTTCACATCACCTAGTTGTACAACGGTTTTCCTATCTGTTATCTCAGTACCTTTATCGTCAAACACATGTGTCTCTGCAATGTAATTGCCATCCTCGCCAATGGTAAACAGTACCAGCGTGGTCTGCTTCTTTCCCTTGGACAAAGCACTCCCCGAGAAAGCAGCCTCGATCACAATATCATCTTCCACAGTCAGCGGCAGAAATGCATCCGCCTCCACATAATTCAGTTTGATCTCGCCGCCCTGCACGGAACCATCATCCATAAAGGTTGCATTGTCCAGACGGATGTAGCAGGCCGTTGTCCCGTCCGCTGAGGTCTTTTCCAACTGCTTGCGGTACTGGGTATTAAATTTACTGCCGTCAAGCACTGCTGCAACATAGTCAGCCTGTTCACCGTCCCCGGCATTGATCTCTAATACTTCACACAGGTTTGCATCGTCCGAACAGCACCGCTTTCCAAAATTCAACCGGCTCAGTTCGTATTGGATCCCATTCAGCGTTTTCCGTTTATGAAAGTCCTCTATAATCCTGTTGCTGTACCAGTCATCGCATACCTGAATCTTGCTCAGAGCATTATCATTGACTGTGTATCCCTTTTTCTGTAAAAAATCCTTTACGCATCCTTCCATTTTCTTCTCCTTATCTTTTTAGATCTATATACTCCACGAAATCCAACCACGTATAGCAGAAGCTGTCCCACCTGTCGTTGACATTTCCTATGTTCTTGTCCTCCGGCTGGTCCGGGTGATCCTCGTCCCACCGCAGGGAAGCAATCGCCTTTCTGGTCTGTACGCAACGCTTATTGATTTTGAGCCGTCCACTGTTAAACAACATATCCACCGTCTTGGGACGCTCTGATATCTCATTTTTACGGCACCCCTTGATGTTCTGGTACGGCAGCCTCGCCTCCTTGGCCGCACTCCGCAGACTGTTGATCATGGTAGGGCTGGCGCTGTCCGGGAACACCCAGTCCACCCTGCCATACTTTTGAATACACATACGGTAGAACTCCACAAACTTGTCGCAGATTTTTTTGCTGTCAATATCTTCTGACAACGGTAACCCATCCTCTTCCAGTGCCTTGAAATCATGATACCTGTTCTGATAGCCGGTAAGGTTGTATGTTGTCATAGAGCCGTTACCGCCGAAGTCGATACCCATTACAATCTTGAAGAACGGAACCTTCAGTTTTCCTTTATCGTCAAAGATATCCGCATCCTCAAACAGATACGGCGAATCATCATCGGCAAAGTATCGGAAGATGATACCGGATGCCAGCACCCACAGCCCTGATATGAACCGATCATAAAACACACCCTTGTACATACGCTCATATCGTTCGATAATCTCCTGTGCAAGGCTCGGGTTGTCCCGCATCGTGAAATGTACCCGGATTAGATTCTTTTCAGTGATCTTGTCGATCCATTCCAGTTTTATGTAATGATCGGGACCTTCCGGGTTGCAGTTGAACCAATATTTAGAACCTTCCACAGAGCATCGGCCTGTTGCCTGGTTGACAAACGACTCCGGCATCAGGGCTACCTCATCGAAGAATACTCCGGCCAGTGTGATACCTTGGATCAGATCCTGCGATCCCTCATCCTTTCCGCCAAACAGGTAAAAGGTATTCTCCTTATCCCCCTTCCGGACAACCATATAATTCTCCGAACGGTGCTCCTCAACCTGATACCCACGGGACATGAGCATACGCTTTAACTGTCCGATCACATTACGACGGAGTGACTGTATTGTCTTACCACAAAGTGCAAGGTTCTGCCCGTCAAATGTTTCCATCGCCCACAGGATGAACGACAGGGACATAACTGTGGTCTTGCCGGAACGAATTGAACCATCACAGATAATGCCATCTTTATCAGCATACGGACTCTCCAGCATCCACCACTCCAGAACGACTTTCTGTTTATGGCTGAATGGTGTGAATTTGAACAGTGCCTTACGTTTCAACTGCATCATCCTCCTTGAAGGTTGCCGCTACATCACCCTGCAGTGCATCCATAAAGCCATCATCCTCGTGCTCCGAAGATTCTCCGCCCTCTTTCTCGGCTCTCCGCCTCTCGTACTCCACCCGGTACTTGCTCTCCGGGTGCATCAGGAAGTACTTGGTCAGCCAGTCAAACGCCTTCTGCTTGTCCGCCAGTTTTATAGATACCCCGTCCTTTCCCTGCTTCACCTCTTGAATGATCTGCGTATCCACATTATTGGAATCAGCCAGTCTGACCGCATTCACCTCTTTAGTAAGGTACTGCTTGGTGTCGGGATCCTTGACCGGGCCGAACGCTCCCATGACCTGCACATTCTCACGCCCGAATGACATATAATTGCCAATGTCCGCAAACGCGATACGCATCTGAAGCTCCACCACGTCCTCGGTGCTGGTGACGATCTGCTGGCGCTTCAGTTCTTTCAAACGTTCTATTTCTGTTCTCACCCTAACATTTCCTAACAATCGAGGCCCTGCGCAGAGTGCAGATTCGTAAGTGCATCCATATGCCTTCTGGTAGCTCTGTGCCGCATTGAATGTCCGGCTGTAATAAATACAGAACATCTGCTGCTCTGCCGTCAGATCTTCATTCTGTAATGTCTCCCTCGTTCCATCATCAATAGTTGGCTTTTTTTCCGTTCTCTTCTTACCCGAACGCTCGCTTTTCTTGCTCGTGTCACATTCCGAACGTTCGCCATCCCATCCGTGCGTACTCTTCCACCGCCGTACCGTTCCCGGAGGTACCTCCAGTTCAGCCGCAATGTCTACCAGTTTCATTCCTTGCTTATATAGTTCGTATGCTTTATCACTTAATGGATTTTTCTTTGCTGCCACTGACTACCTCCTTTCTGACAAAATAAAAAGAGCCAGCACATGGATTTCTCCACGTATCGGCTCTATGGCTCTGTTTACTTAATACATTTTTTTTATTGTAAAATTCTCTTTTTTCTTGTAACTCATAACGTCATTATCATACGTTAGCAAAAACTCAATTGTTAATACTAATTTTTTAATTAAATTAAGCATTCTCTTCATATTATCCCCACTTTCCAACCGCACATTTATTTAAGATATATAGTTAGCAACTAAGCTACATATAATATTGAATGCAAATGTTCCAATAATGTTAATAACCACCTTTGCTCTATTAGACCTTTGCTGCTTTGCTATTTTTTGATTAAGGTTTTTGTCTCCAGGTGTAACATCAAATATGTGTATTTCTCCCTCAGTTCTTAAATTAGAAAACACCATATTTCCTACAACTTGTGAAATTTTATATATTAGCACGCAAATAACACTTCCATAAACAATCCATTTCATAAACATTCCAAATTGTGGAATTGAAAAATTTGCAAATGACTCTACTCCTGTTTGTACCAAAAAATGATATATGACTTGAACTGTTACCCATATTGCTACTAACGTTGTTCCATAATTTATAAAATATGCAATTAATCTTTTACATTTTTTCAAATATTTGTATAAACTATGCTGTTCATTTTCCGGTTCTAGTAAGGTCTCCTGCCACTTCTCAACTATTGCAATTAATTCATCTCCTAAGGTTGAATTGATAAAGTCAACTCTTGCAACTATCGGACTGATTGCTTCATCTATTTTATCGACCTCTTCTAATTTTCCGCTTATTACGAGATTAAGCATTTCTTCTGCCCTAATTTCATCGGCAATCCTTACCGTTAATGTATGTTTTTGTGGCAACGGATATCCAGGCAATTTTGCATTATATTCCCATACAATCAATATACTATTTATGGCTTCTGAAAAACTAAAGTCATACTCATCAAAAGTTGCCCAACTATCAAATTCTAAACATTCATGATTTTTTAGATTAATATTTATATTGATCCTAAAACCAGCATCATCATAGTGGTTTTTAAATTTATCTACAATTCTATTGTTTAATACCTTTAAATCTGATAAATGAATAATTGCTGTTTTTGAAAATATTTTTGACTTGCAATCAGGTTTCGCATTCATTGCATAGTACAAAGCCTGATAATTCTTAATTATTTGATCATTCACTGGTATTTCCATTAACGTTGCATCTTTATTATCCATTATATCATCCCCCTTTACTGTATATACATAATATCACAAATTTTAAAAAAAGAAAATTTTATTTGATATTTTGAATTATTTTTTCTTATACTGTAGCTACTCTCAACCTAAAAATAGATCTCATACACTCCTGATCCTCTGCTACATAATGCTGTCCTGCTGTGCTCCGGTCCTTGTGTCCCAAATAATGTCCGGCATCCCATACGGTACCGCCACGCTTACAGATATTGGTGGCCGTGGTCTTTCTAAAGAGGTGGGGATATACACGGCGTTCAACTTCCGCTCTGCTTGCGATGCTCTTGAGTGCACTACGGATCCCGGCATCCGACAGGCGGCTATACTTCCCGTGAGCACACCTATCGGACACAAACAAAGGATCCCGACTGTTAATACCACATCCACGCTCCTGGATATACTCCCCAAGGTACTTAAGCGCAATGTCATCAAGGTATACGGTCCGATAGGTGCGGGTCTTTTGTCCATACACTGACACTGATCCGGTGCGCCAATCAATGTCATTCACGTTGAGTCGTTCCATTTCGCCTACTCTTATGGCGGTACTCCGCAGCAGTTCCATCATGGCCCGATCACGCTTGCGGATGCAGCCTGTCTTAAGTTCTTCATATTCCTGCGCTTCCATGTGATCTACCGGCTTCTGAATCTCCGGGTAAATTTCAACGCTTTCCACGGGATTCTCCATCACAATCTTGCTTTTACGCATCCATGTAAAAAATGCGCTGATGTGCCGCCGCTGATTATTCAGGGATGTATTGCTGTTGCAGCTTTTAATGCTATTAAGCCAACCCTCCACATCCATACTGGTGATCCGGGTAAGCGGCTTTTGACAGTAATCTGTAAGCCGCCGTACCGCATCCGTATACTGCCTGACAGTCTTGCCTGACAGCTTTGGCGCCTTTTTGAGCATAAAGAGATCCATAATATACTCATTAGTATTATCCACGGTAGCAAGCTCTGTTTTCGGCACATCCACCTCTACCTTGGTCAGCTCATCTGTAAGCACCACTCCAAGCAGATCCAGTTCCTGGCTATCCAGATGATAGCGCATTTTCAGCATGATGTTGTTCTTAACCTGTTCCTTAATGTCCATTCCGTAACCCTCCACAAATTCCTTGCCTGGGGATCACCAATGTGGTATAATACTCCCAGACGTGAGAGCGGTACAACTTACTTTGGTCGGTGGGTGTACCGCTGTTTTTATGTAACATACCATTGACAGATATTTCCTGTCATGGTATTATTTGTTTGAAGAGAACAAATGTTCTGTGTTCGTGGATTCGTCCCGGTGCAGGACATTTTGTTTTATCAAGGATTTAATTTCACTCGCTTGTAAATATAATCCCCCAGATAAATGATGCCATCGTAAAAATCTTTTGAATGCTTAGTTAAATCAATCTTGACTCTTTCATCTGAGAAAAATTCTGACATTAATCCGCATAACTTTGCCTGTTCAGAAGCCCTACCAGCAAAGAAAGCTGCAGATGTCAATAAAAGTATTCCTATGATTCCTCCCATTATCTTCTCCTTTACTTTTTGTCCGTCAATTCTCTGCCGCACAGCGGGCAGATTTTTATTTTTATTGCTCCCATCGGCTCGTTTTCACTATTGGCAAAGAGCATATAATTCTCTGCTCCCAGCCTAATAGTTCCATGTTTGCCGCTTACATTTGCATACTTCTCGCAAAAATCACACATTTCCGCTCTCCTTCACTAACTTTCAGATTCTATTTCATCCAGGCAAGCATTCCAACCGTCCATCGTTCCTCTGACATAATCCTTTCCGAGGTCATCGGCATCGGTCATCTCTTTTTCACGTTCCGGCAGTTCCCGGAGCGGACATTTATCATGCCGTTTCTTTATAAATGTATTCTGTGACAGCATTGATGCTCCATTATTGAGGACATTCATAAGCTGACATTTTTTGATTCCTTGAAATTCATACAGAAATTTACATTTGCTACATGATTCCGGCATATCCATCACTAATACTGCTTTAGCCATATTCTTCTTCCTTTCTTCACTAAATTTCAGTTTACCGTAGTAATTCCTTCGGGAATTCCTGTACCAATGGATTCCGCCATATATCCGCAAGACTGGATTTCATGAACACCGGAATACTTTCATCGTAGCAATCAAATGTAATAGATCTTATCCAATCTCTTTCAGGAATCACCTTGTCTTTTCTGTGTCCTGTCTCTGCTCCAACGATTAACCAATCTACAAGGTGAGCATCCATGTGATAATCCCAGTATTTAGACACAGTAACGTCTTCAAGTATCGGTTCAACGCTTAAAAAATTCTTTGTTTGGCAACTTAACTTTGAAAATGCTTTTGCTGCAAGTTCAAGCTGATCTTCGTTTGTTGCACTTGCACCATACCACATATTGTCAGCTACAATCAGCTTTCCATTATTCTGTAAATCAACGAATCTTTCCGGGTTCTTTGTCAGGAAAAGATAATTATGTTGCGGTGCTTTTGCGCAGGCAGAAAAAACTTCCTCAATCCAAGAATCAGGAACCCAATGACCAAAAAGATCTGCCATAGAGCATACAAAAATATTCCTTCCGCTCTTTTTCTCGTATTCATTAAGCCTGTATCTATGCAGTGTAGGTTTAAATCCATATGGATACGCTTCAGCCTTCTCTGATTCATCGAAATAAATACGATCATTCAGTTCTATCAGCGCATCATCCGTCCATTTCTCTCCACCACCAGAAAATCTATTTGCAATGCTTCTTGCGTAGCAATATTTACAGCTGTGAAGACATCCGGTAACCGGATTCCATGAACTATCACACCAATCTATTTTTGTTTTTTCCATATTCCGTTCCTCCACTAAATACTTAATCTACCGGACTGATATATTATAAGTCGTGACATTTTATATCCTCTTTCAGCTCAGATGCGTGTCCATTCCCGGATATCTACCGGATCAATCACTTCCGCACATTTAGGACATATAGGATATAAACCTTTTCTGCGATTCTCGTCCATGTCCCGGAATGTTTTATTCCTCCGCATCCGCCTAAATTCCGCATCTGCCATTGCTCCGTACAGTTTGGCTTTAGATAGCATTTTCCGCTGTTCATCCTCCAGTAATTCATACCGCCTCGCCAGCGTAAGCAGAGCATCAAAGGCATCTACCGTAGCACCGCAATCCTGACAGCTTACGATCCGGTTTACCGTATCAATCTCGTAATGAGGTGGATCGCATTTACACAGCTTTTCTCTCCCCCTTTCGATTTTTGCCAAGCTGAAAGAAATAATCTCATTGTCCATAGTATTCCTCCACTAAATCCTAAGTTACATAGGCTTCACAGCAACACCGTTTACCTCTGCGGTTCCCTGCAGATCAATTACCAAACACTGCCTTCCATCAATTACCTTTGTTTCCACAAGATCTGTACGCTCAGGTTTTACCTTTACGGTCACATCCGGCGTATTTACCTCAAAGCTACGGCTGCTGTAAATATTGTCCAGCATCAGCTCCGTGTCCGGACCTACGGTATCGTCGTAGCACTGGTCAAATGCATCCATGCTGTCATCGTCTAAACCGCTTTTGGCAAAGATGGTTTTAACTTTGTTTTTATCCAGTACCACCGGCTCCGGATCTTCCTTGTGTTCCTGCACAACCTCTGTCAGCTCATAGTGGATATTCTTAACCGCTTCCACGGAGCAGTTATCTCCCATCACCTCTTCTACCAGTGCCTGGAATGCTTCTTTCTGACAGTCCGCAGGCAGGGGCACCGGGCATCCCAACACCTTATCAATAAATTCATCTTTCAGTTCCGCGGCATCCTTGGAATAGTATAGAGTACTATGAATGTCTGCGCTGCGATCATTAAAGGCCGGGAACAGGAATGCAGTATCCGGCATGCCTACCACCCAGTCACGGAGACGGTTCTGGAAGGTATTCTCCGCCGCGTTATAGCTCAGACCGGTCTTGGACAGATCTACCGGGCAGATGCAGGCCAGTATGTACTCGTACACCTCATCGGAAGCATCCTCCATCTCTGCACCATCCTTAGTGCGTCCCGGCACATCGTAGGTATCGTGGATCAGCAGAATGAGGTAGTTTCCCACATACTCATAAGATTCGATGATGCGGTCATAGAACTGCTCAAGCAATGCATCGTCCTTCAGACGGCTGTCTCGCAGACGCAGCAGAAATTCCTGCGTGCCGCCCTCTGTTTCGCTCTTTAATGGAAATTCCAAATTCAGAAGATTCTTGCCGATGGTGCCGGACAGACTCTTACGCAGAATCTCAAAGTACTTGAACATCTCTTCCTCCGGCAGTGCCAGAAATGCCTGCTTCAATTCGGTTTTCTTATTCTTCTCCCCATCCACGTAACATCCGCAGATCCGGGCGATAGAACAATTCCTTTCTGTAAATAATTTCTTAATCTCACTGATTTCCTGTTTAATCATAGATAATATCCTCACTTTCTTTAATCCGAACTACCGGGGAAAATTCGATAGTTCAATTTTCCCAACTGGTAACTTGCTTTTGAGTTCCCAAGCAACAACTAAAATATCAATTTCACTTTTTAATTGCTGATTTTACTTTCTTTCAAAAATTTCAAATCAGCCGGTCATTATGCTGCCTGCGGTCTGTGTCAGCGGATCCACCGGAGGTTCCATGACCACCCCGGCTTCCGTGAGTAATGCACGGGACCACTCTCGGACGGTGGTCTTGTCCTGCTGATATGACAGTAACAGCTCATTCATGTATTCTTTGACCCGGGTCAGCCTGTCTTTGCCGAATCCATATTCGTCCATCAGCGCCGTGAAGAAAAACAGCATATACCTTGTAGCCTGCTCATTGATGGTATTCTGCGGTGCAATCTGCTTCTGATCAAGCCAGTACTGATAGGACCCCTTCCGGGCGGTGATGTCATCCTCGGTATAGGCTTTATACTCAATGGACCATCCAGCATTATCCATCAGGCGCTGGCTAATCTCTTTCAGATCAACCTTGCCCGCGGACCAGTCCGCTTCCATTTCATTAACCTTGTTCGCCAGTCGGGAAATCCGCTGCCCCTTGAATCCCTCCCGGCGCATGATCACATAGCTGCAGATGATTCCCATTGCTGTCCAAGGTGTCCGGTCAGCCATACGACTTTCCCGGGCGATCCGCTTGCACTGCTCTTTGATCTCTGCCGGTGTTAAATGTCTCTTTCCCATATATCCTCCTACGCAAACCGGAGCTGGCCGGTCTGCTATTCTTTTAACCTATACGCTCTGACTGGAAACGGCATCGTCTCGTCAAAATAGTACTCATTAACAAGACCTCGCTGGCTTTTGCCATCGTAGTAAACCAGTCTGCGCACGGTATTGTTCTCCACCATCACAATTTTCTCCACCATTATAACCTTGTACCATGCGTGAGACACTGTGCTCATATCCATGACAATCAGCTGATTTATCATCTGTGCAATCTCATCAAAGGTAAGCTGCTCGCCGACATTCTCTGCTTCTATCCAGTCTCCCGGCTTAAATTCATTTGTTGTTGGAGCAAGCAAATCTATAAGGCTCAACTGACCATCACACTGTATCATGGCATCACCTCCGGGAAGTCCGCTTCAAATGACAACTGCGAGTCTGCGTAATTCATCCACAAAACTTCTTCCCTCTTTACTCCACCCTCTGCTAATGTTTCCTTTCTGATTTTTCGCCACCCTCGTAACATGGAATTGTACAAATCGTTTTCATAGCCGCTTATCATCACCGGTCCCGGATGACGTTTCAGCACATCCAACATCTCCAAATGTTCATTATCCGTCATTTCATATTTATATAGATATTTCTTTCGGGTACTATGCAAATACGGCGGGTCTGCATATATAAAAACATCTGACGTATTATACCGTTGAATAAGTTCCATTGCGGGAAGATTTTCTATCTGAACTCCTCTCAGACGCTCTGCGGCCGGAATGATAACACTTGAATACTCTGCCCATGCTTTTGCCGGATTCGGGCTGCTCCCCTGTTGACCGCTTTTGAATCCATTATGGTACAGGTTTGCACAACCAAATCCTTGCCAGCAACGGACGCAGAACCTTCTTGCTCTCTCGATAGGCTCTATGGATTCCTGATAGGACAAATCATATTCCGTTCTACTATACGGAGTAAATTCTACCAGCCGTTTTAATTCATCCGGATTATCCCTCAAAACGCGGAAAAAATTCACCACTTCCCCGTGCAGATCATTTACCGTTTCTATATGGCAACGAGGTTTGTTTAATAATACTGACAGGCTGCCTGCATATGGTTCTAAGTACACGTTATGTTTTGGCATATTATTAATTATCCAGTCTGCCAACCGAGATTTTGCCCCCGGATATTTTAAAACTTGTTTCACTTTTCATCGCCTCCACCCGTTTTTAAATCGTTTTTTAATTTTATCTATTATATTAATATAGAGAAACACTTTTGCTCATCTGGAAAGGAGATGATTGTATGAGCAAGTATTTTAAAAAACATATGTCCGATTTCTTATTATCAGCCCTATATTTGGCACTTTGTATGGCTGCAAAAGCTTTGCCAACTGAGACAGCCTTTGTCTTTTGCTCAGAACAGTACGGACAGTATGTAAATCTTTGGCTGTACATCTATGTATGGTCGGAGCAGTTCCGCCCTGTGTGGCCGTGGCAGCGTTAAGCTGCCATGTGCCTACATCATTCCATGAAATCTTCCATGCACATCTGTCCTTCCAGATCATCTTCTTTGTGTAATGCGACTTCAACATTTTTGTTTTTATTTGCGCCCGTTAAACATCTGGGATGATCCCATTTAATCCTATATCCACAACTCATACAAAAATTAGATATTACACCACAGGACACCGTTGCTCCGCATTGCCCACATGTCCACCAATCTTTAATATGATTTCCTTTGTGGTATTTTGGTCTAATCCCAGTATTCATTTTTTCATATCTTTCTAACTTTTCTTTGTCTGTCATCTATACCTCACATCATCTGATCTATTGGCAACTCCATCTGTACCGCCGGTACATCTTCCCATCCGACTCCAATATAATCCAGCACCTTTCCACATCCATATTTTTCTCCGGTGATAGGATCTGTGACACATCGCTTCATGTAAAAATCCCACTCTCCCGGATTATCCTCTCGCAATCTGTCAAACCTATGCGGGCGCTCTTCAATGTGGATTCCGAACCCACACATGGAGCAACCGGTACGTTGTGCTCTGGTGGTATAATAGTCTCCGTTCTCATGCTGTCTGATCTCGCCATACGCTGACGGAATAATCGTTCCAAGCGGCTCATACGGTATTACATTTCCGTTCTTGTCCCGGCTATATGGCTGCTGATAATACAGTTCCGCGAACAGATCAATGTGGTTGCGATACCAATCATCCATTTCAAGTGCCAGACGCAAGATGTCGTTCCGCATAAAGATTGCAAACGGCGCCGATCTGGTGACAGTCGCACCATAGTAATTGCAGCCATGCTCTACAAGCGCCTCTTCTCTCTGTCCGCCCTCGGAAGCCATCATTCCAAGATACGGATAACTGTTATGTGATTTTGCCCAATCGTCACACGGCTTTTCTTTCAGCCAGTAGCAACAGTCATTGGATACCTTAAAATCCGGTTTCTGGTAACCCACACCCTCATTCTCGTTTTCATATCCACCGAACAGCTTAAGCCATTTCTGTGGCAATTTCATGCGACTGTTCTTCGCAAAATGTCCTTGCTCCCCACACTCACCGGTAATAATGGCATGGCGGACGGTTTTGTTATCCTCCGTGGGATTCTGCAACAGATCAATTTTTCCGGCGATTCTTTTCGATATAACCGGGAAACCACACTCATTCAGCACTTCCACCTTAGTCTTGTAGGACTTCACCAGTTCAATCCCCAAAGCCTTATGTACCTTTTGATTTCCCTTATCTTCCACCGCCGACACCGAGATCGCCGGGACATGGATTCCGATGCTGTGCAGCCAGATAAACAGGGTGATACTGTCAAGTCCTCCAACCGATACATGAGCTTCACAACCGCGCTTTTGCATCTCATCGTAAAATTCATATGCCTTTTCCGTCTGCCGTTTGATTTTATCCTCATACGACAGTGCCTGAAGCTCACTGAAGTTCTTTTTCATGTCCTTTTTGGCTTCACGCCACGCATTCCGTATAACTTCAGGGGCATCTTCCTCGATCCCAGTCTGTTCCTCTTCCAATTCAAATAAAGATAACTGTCTCATGTTTATATGGAGTAAAGAGCTCTTTTCACGCTGGCCAGCAAACCTCTTACTCCTTTCTGATCTATTCTACCTTGTTATCCATCTGCTCCTTGTACATCCTGCCCGCCATCTGCACCAGATAGTGCTGTAAGGCTTCATCCACGCTGACACGATGCTTGGTACAGTAGCGGTCAACGTACCGCTTAAAGTCGTTATTTTTTTGATAAAGTACTTCATATTCATCAAACTTAACCTCGATATTTTCAATGTTGGTACAATCAACTCGTTCCATCTGCATCACACTCCTTCCGGCTTCTCGCACCGTTCAAATTCGATAACCCACACCCACGGATTAGCGCCCCAACCGTAGCGGTCAATGTCGGATTTCTTGATGGTTGATTCCCACAGCCAAGCAAATTGCTCCTTTGCAATCCCATACTCTGGATCTACTTCTGTTCCATAATTTTTTTCACTGTACCCTATATCTTCGTAGAAAAGATTTCCAACGCCTTCATTTTCAGAGTCCTTTGGTGTAATCTCCCGTAACCGCTCCACTCTTACATCCGTAACTTTAAGCCAGATACGAGCTGCTTCTTTCGGCATGTGGATTGATGGACGCTTAGCCCAACTATAATTCCACCCCGTTTCTGGCTTTTCGTCTGATGCGACGTACTTAAACTCGTTATACCATGACGGTTTTGTCTCTCCGTCAATATCCAAATAGTACCCTATTTTCTGCCATACAGTTTCCCGGACATACAGGATGTCGCCCGGACAGATAGGACAGGTTCTCTCCGCTGTACTTAACTGTTCCATCTGCTCCTTATCAGCAAAGTTATGTACTGCATAAGTCCGCCTGTCAGCATTGTAAAAATCCATATCCGGTACGGTATACTCATTTGCATCTTTGCATATACGCCGGGTGCAAGTCTTCCGTCCGTCCAGAATTGCCCGAACCATTTCTGTGTTGAATAAAATCGGTTTAATCGCCATCTTCCTTGCTCCTTTCCGGGATCCTCGGTCTCTCCGCAATCACAGGGTAACTGCACTCATACGGCTTTGTCCTGCCGATGCGGATTGCCTGTACGCTAGGGTGCTGCTGCATCCGGTCCAGCTTTATGTCCGTAAAGTTCTGTGTCCCGCCGTGATTCATCCGTTCGCCCTCTTTCTTTTCGTCCGGTCGTACATCCGGTAGTACTAGCGCCGATCTACTGTCATGGCCTGCACCTGTGCGCGCCGCCGGTACTCTTTTCGCCTTTCTTCCTTTCTCCGCTCCTGCATCTCTTCGGTTCCAGCTTCATCAACTGCGGCTTTATACCGTCGATACTTAGACCACCGCCCAGATGACAGGCATCGCCGAAAATTCTGCACGGTCATCCCAAGGTACTCCGCGGCAGCCTTGGCCCCGACTATGTCATGTCCTACAGGCAACTCATATTCATCATTGGTCACGATCATATATGTTTTCATTGTGTCACTTCCTCTCAGTTCGACAAAATCTCCTGTTCCAATGCGCTGAAATCATAATCCCGTGTCATCATCCCTTGGTTTCCCTTTCCTTTTCGAGGCTCTGGAGGACGATACACACCAGGAAGATATTGCAGGTAGGTCTTATCACGTAGAAAGTTCTGCGGATGTTTGATGAACTGCTGTTCCTTGATTTTCCCAGTTCTACGGAGACTGTCAGCATAGTTCTCCACCGCAGTGATCAGATCCTGTTCCGAGGCATTGTCCGTCATTAACGTTCTGACCAATGCAATCTCAGTCTGATATGCGTATATCTGGATGTCTGGGAGTGGATAGGCTGCCAGGAAGCGATCAACGTGTGCCGTGGGGGATATAGGGGGATTATTTTTTCTTTTATCTTTCTCTATATCTTTTATATATATATCTTGCATACTATCTTGCACACCATCTTGCGTACCAACTTGCTCACTGTTTTGCTTACTATCTTGCACACTAACTTGCTTACTATTTACTATAGTGATGGTGTACAAGGTCGTTTTAGTACCTCTCTCCCGAAAGTCTATCAGCCCTCTCTGCTTCAATTCATTTCTCGCTTTCAGTATTCCTGACCTGCTCATTCCCGTCAGTACGGAAAGCACCTGATTCGGCGCTTGGAACCACTCTGTCCAGTTGCATCCATTGTTTATGTGCATCAAAGCGAACCATAAAGCAATCTGCCCTGTAGACAACGGATTCATCGTGGCCGAATACCAGAAAGAATTGATAGCTGTTATGTAATTCATTCCACCACCTACCCTATTCCGAAATCTTTCAACGACATCTGACCGGTATTATCTGCTTTCGGTGCCAGACACCTCCGTATAGCCTTACAGCGCTTGCTACAGCTGCTGGTCCTTGCCATCTCCCGGAACAGATATGCCTTGGCTTTCTGCCGGTCTTCATGGCTGTCATCTGGCCGGAAGTATCCATTATCTATGTTAATAATCAGAGTACCGCGGATCAGAAGAGCATCTTCAAGTTCCTGGCGGATTTTCCGGTCACTCATATTTGTATCTGCCACCAGCTTCTGCCGTGATATCCGGTTCGCATAGCCAAACGGGATATAATTTTCAATCAGTATATTGACCACCTCCCGGGCGGATTGCCGTCCGCCCTGACACTAATAATGGCTGTTTGTGAGACACCACCACATGAACGGTTTCTTTCGCCCCGCAGAGCAGGTGTTTCAACCTTATAGGTAAGACCTTCCAAACTCTTTTATAAACTCCTCACGGGAGCCGTAATGTTCCTCGTAGTACCGCTGACATTTCTGTTTCAATCGCAGATCAAGTCCCTGATTCGGTTTCATATGGACACTGTCCGGCCCCCACGTATGCAGTGTGGGGTGCAGCGGCACCAGGAATCCTCTTTCCTCACTGGCGGCCTTACGGCTGCCGTTAAATACGTGATGGATATGCACCACATTCAGATGTGTTATATAACAATGGTGCATATCATCCGTAAGCACGCTCCAACATTTCTTCATGGTTTCCACGCTTTCATCATGCTTTCTAATTCATCTGGAGGAAGCGTCTCAATTCCCAGTTCTTTGGCTTCTGCCACGATTCCGTCAATAAAATGACTCATTTCCTTTGTGTCATACTCACTGGATCCCTTAATCATTGCATAAGCATTAAACGTGCCGTTGCTCCTGATTGGCATCCAATGGCCGGTTATCCGGCTCATATCTACACAAGCCTTTACCGTAACAGTGATGGGCACACCGTCCGCCTCTTCCAGTACACCATAATCTTTCAGCATCTTTTCATAGATTTCTTCCTTGGTCGTAGGAAACTCTTGTGCATCCGCAATCTTGCTCATGAGCACCCAGGCATACGCATTTGCATCCAGTGACCTCTTCTTGCGCCACTTTTTTGCGGTAATCACAAGCTTGTCCAAATCTTTAATGCTGTCATACTGGCGGGACACTTCGTCGATAGAGTCAGCCTGGAATGCAATATTATATTTTCCCGTAGCAAAATCCATTGTGATTCCAGCCACTTTCCCGGTAAATTCCATCAGGGAGCCTCCTTAGTGGGCATGTTCTTAGCCTTCTGCAAAAAGTCTTTGATCTGCAGATCTGACAGTTCATAGACGTTTGAGACTTTGTATGTCTTGCAAATAGAAACAGCCGAATAGCCTATCCTTTTCAGTTCTGCTTCTACCGGAGCCAGTCTTTTTTTGTCCGCCTCCGTCTTACCATCCGGCTGTTGCGTAGGATCTGTATATTTGGTCTTATCAGCATCCCAGTACACGTCAGCACCGATTCCCAACTGCTTGCATGCAACCGAGATTGCATCGGTGGTAGCCATCTTATAACACTCATCCTCAACATAAGCAGTACCATCTTTCTGCTGCTTGACAAACATTGCTCCGCCCACACCGTGGATGGGCTTTGACCATTCATCCCCGACTTTTATGTAAAGCAGGATATTCACAAAGGCAGCCACCTCCGTACCGGACGGCTCCAGCCACTGTTTAGTAACCTCGTAATACCATCCAATTCCACAGGGGCCGAACTGCTCCGTGAGTACCTTGATCCGCCACAGCGGATTGATTTCTGTTTTTCCTTTCAACCTGCCGCCGTTGATGGCACTCTTGGCTTCGTCCGGCACTTTCTTCACCGCATTATAGATTTTCAGATTATCGTCCATCAAATCAGCTCCCAATCAATACCAACGCTCGTCAGATACATCTCCAGTTTCTCTTTTGCCTCCGCTGTCAGTGCCATGCGGTACTCATACAGATTGCTCGAACCTTCCAGATCCTGCGGGATCATGCTATCGATTACTTCCTGCGCAGCCTCTTCCTTTGCCTGTTCTACCGCAGCCAGCTTTTCCGCTTCTGCCGCCGCAAGAGCCTCCTGTTTCTCCCTTTCTGCTCTGGCCAGCGCCTCACGCTCCCGCTGTTCTGATTCCAGTTTCGCACGCTCCTCCCGGCGGATGCGTTCCTCTTCTTCGCGACGGATGCGTTCCTGCTCTCTGGCAAGGATTTCTTTCTGCTGCTGTTCATACTGGTTGATGTAGAGAATAGACTTTGTCAAATCATAGGATTCCAAAAACATGACAACGGCTTTCTCTTCTGCATCCGAGTGCATCTGTCGGATGGCATCCAGCCCCTGTTTTACAGTTTCCTTGCGCTCCATCATCTCCCTGCGGATCTGCGTCGGATTCGTGGTCGCATTCTCCCACTTGCTGTTATAGATCTTGTTCAGCGGCAGCTCTGCCTGCATATCACCCAGGCATTCCAGATATAAATCTTTGATCTGCTCTTTTTTCTCTTCAATGCGGCGCTGCTCAAATGCAGATACCTGTCCATTGATAAAATTGATAGGCTGATCGTACATGTCCGCCAGTTCCTTTGCCTTGGCCGCAAACTCTTCCAGAGGCTTCATGTATTCATCGCGTACCTCTTTCACACGATCCGTAAAGGCTTTCTTTTCCTTCCGGAGACTGGCCACCGTTGCCTTTGCTTCTTTCTTGCTATCTTCGGTAAATACCACATTACGGTATTCTTCCAGTCTTTCATTCAGATAAGCCTTTCCGGCTTCAAAATCACAGGTGATCTTTCCGGCCTGCTGCTGTACCTGTACTTCGTAACTCTCCATCATTTCTTTCCTCCATTTCATATGCTTCGTGCTGTCTCTTATAAAGGTTCTCCCGGTGGAGACCAAGCTCCACCAGTTCCTGTTCCATCACATCACCCATGTACCATCACCATCTGCCCGTCAACCTGCTCCGCATACTTTGCTTTGAGCAGCTGATTGAGTTCCTTCCTCTTCTGCAAGCTCCGTGCTTCCATCCTCCGGATATCCTCCTGGCGGCAGTCATAACAGACACCGTTCTCCAGTTCCCCGGCATCACACATCCCGCCGCAGCCATAGCATCTATACTGATACATTGCCTTATCCTTCCTTCTCTTCTCCAAGCATATTAACTACGGTATTGCAAATTCTGATTGCCATATCAGCCGGCTCCTCACCTAATGTTTTACCAGCAGCCTTGGAAACTTCCTTTAAGATTGCTCCGGCTCCAGCTATAATCTCTAATAAATCCCCTTCAGCCTTGATCGTGCTGTTGTGGGTCTCCTTGTCACATTCATACATCAGTGTTGTTTTTTTCATTGCATTTTTCCTTTCCGTGCCGTATAATAAGGCACATAAATAGCATTAACAGTGTTGTTTTTAGGATTCCTGACTTTGGACGGTGGGGAATCCTATTTTATTTGTCCATCTTCTTTCATGGACCGGTACACACATACGCATCCGGCTCCCACACATGCAAGTGCGGACACGTACATCTCTGCCTCCACCAAACCTGCCGGAAGAATAAACAAAAATAATAGTGCTGCGGCTCCGTACAGATTTGACGGGTTAAATATCTTTTTCACTTTCTACCTCCTTCCCATGATGCTTGTCCGCACCCTCTACGTGATGCCCTGTGAGTACGCAGGACACCACTGGCTTTGTAAGATGGGGGGCTGTAGTGTGTTTTACGACACCACGTACAGGGCACGGATGATTTATGGTTACTGTAATTTTTGTTGCAGAATCTTTCCCAGCATTTCTTCCGGCAGATCACCACCGGCCAGTTCTCCGACCGGAGCATCTATGATCTCTGCCAGGTCCCACAGATCTCTCAACCGCATGGATCCCGGATCCTCGATCCGGTTCATCAGCGTTCTGACCTGCACATTCTGCTTCGCAGCGATCTTGTCCTCCGGTACTCTGCTCAGTTCTATGTGCCGTTTGATTCCCGCTCTGGCTCTGGATGCATAATTATTTCTGGTGCTTTCCGTCTTCAAAAAGTTTGATTTCGGCATCTTCTCACTTCCTTTCCAGTTCAAATATTGCCCACCGGATCGCTGCCTTGGTATCCTCGTCAATGTCATCTCGCTCCAGCAGAGCATATAATCTGTCGATTCTCTCCATTCCTACTACCGCCTTTCTTCCGCATTTCGATTCTACGAAACGGCTCGTTCGATAAATCGAAGTACTCCAAATATTGAATCCTCTTTTCTCATTTCCTATACTGTACTTACAGGCTCCCGCCAGAGCCGAGTGCGAAAGAAAGGAGAACCACATGGAAATTAGTATCTTGCAGCCTAAAAACTGCGCTTTTAATGAAATTCAGCATCAAATCCACCAAACTGCTGAACAAATTGTTGACATAGCAACCTATCCCAATGGCTTTGCTATGAAAACAATCACCACTGCTGGAGTAGTAAAAGTTGAAACAAACAGACCACTAATTAAGATTGATGATTCAACTTACCAGATTCCAGAATAATCTTAGGTGCCGAAATTAAAACTGCTTCTTTTGTAACGGTGATTTCCGTTTCTCCAAAAATCACTATTTTCAGTACCTCTACCTTGTCCATTGCTTGTTCCTCCTCTCACTTTTATTGATGAGCTGATAGTTGCATCCTCCATGCTCTTTTTCTATAATTGATAATGCCACTTAACAATTTCAAAAAATTCAAAGGAGGAATTCACTATGGATGATTTAACTCGTATCTCCTTAGATGCTCTTGTTGAAGAAAATCTAAGGAACAATTCCGATAATATGGTAAAAGCCATTCTTCAAGGCGTTGAATCCTGCTCTGATCAGGATTCTCGTTATGCAAAAATGATAATTAATGCCGTTCACTATTCGACCCACGCTTCCGTCCAGTTGATGGCTGAAGTGTTGTTACAAACTGGTATTCTCCAACCTGCTGATGAGCCTGCGCTGCGAAAGCAGCTTTTAAAGCTTCTACAGGACTAGGATTTTGCATTAAAGCTCTTGCGGACACTAGCTCTGCAAGAGCCTTTGTCTTTTCGGTAATCTCATTCTCCATGTCGTTACCTTCATCGATGCGTTTTTTAATGTGTTCTGCCAATGCGTCGATCAGTTCATCTACCTTCCCCATTCTTTATCCCTCCTTTCCTACTGGCTGATCTGCTGTGAAAAGATAATCCAGTGAGCAATTAGGAAATTCTGATTTTATTAAAATCATTTCATTCCTTTTAAACTCTGTCACACCAGACATTTTGTTTTTTAGACTTTCATATCCAATTCCAGTTTTCTCTGCCAATGCTTTAATGGTCATTTTTTTTCTCGCCATTTCTGCATTCAAGTTATAAAACAAACAAATCACTCCCTTCTGTTACCCTGTGTCGTAACTTATATTGCCATTATATACCCTGTATCGTAATTGTCAACCCCAAAAAGTAACTTTTTTACTTTGTGGGGTAATTTATTATTTACTTTGTAGATAAAAAGGTGTATTATGAAATCACATCGGAGGTGCAAATATGGGACTTACAGATAAACTCGATATACTTATGAATGAAAGAAATATGAACAAAGCGGACTTGGCCAGAGAATCCGGTGTTCCTTATACCACAATAGATGGTTTCTATAAAAAAGGCTCAGATAATGCCAAACTATCTACATTAAAAAAACTATGCAAATATTTTGGCTGTACTCTCGATTATTTAGCTGATGATGATGTGGATAAAAATTCTCCAAACACATTGGCCGCACATTTTGAAGGTGAAGAGTTTTCAGATGATGAAATGGATGAGATCCGCCAATTTGCAGAATTTGTCAAGAACAAAAGGAAATAAAGTCCTTTTAATAGGACTTATGGTTTGCTATTGTGAAGAAGGGTGATATATTTGACTACTTATGAAAGACTTGCCTCCTCTCCAGATGCGGAAGGCGTTACTATTTACGATCGCAAATTTCGCAGTCCTAGAATAAAAGGATTATACTGTGACGGAAATATTGCTGTCAGCAATACTTTAGAAACCGATGCTGAAAAAGCCTGTGTTCTGTCAGAAGAGCTTGGGCACTACCATACAACAGAAGGTATTATTATAGATCAGTCATCTGCTGCCAACAGAAAGCAAGAGCTCCGGGCACGTCTCTGGGGATATAATAAACTGATTGGATTGCACGGGATCATTTCCTGTTACAAAGTTGGGTGCCAAACGGCATATGATATGGCCGAACATCTTGGAGTAACGGAGGAGTTCCTGTTGGAAGCTCTTCAATGCTATCGCAACAAATATGGAGTATGTATCAAATTTGATAATTATGTTATCTACTTTGAGCCAGGATTGTCTGTGCTTGAGTTGATATAAAATCACACTACAAAAAGGAGAATTCTTATGAACACCGAGAAAAAACAAAATGGATTAGGTATTGCCGGAATGATACTTGGCATTATTGCTGTTGTCACGTCATGCTTTGTATTAGGCGGTTTGTTCGGAACCATTGGTCTAATCTTATCTATCATTGCTCTGACAAACAAAAATAAGAAGAAAGGGATGGCTATTACTGGAATCATTCTGAATATAATCGGCATTGCTATTGCTATGGCAGTTTTAATTTCTTCGGTTATCAATAACCAAAGTGTAGCACCCTCTTCTACTTCCAACGAAGCTTCCGTATCAACCTCTGCCAACGAAGAAAGCACCTTTGACATAACCGAGGGATATGCCACTATGGATAAGTTCAATCAGATTGAAATTGGCATGACCTATGATCAAGTTGTAGATATCGTTGGATCTGAAGGTACCTTGATGTCTGAGGCTGGTACTGGTGAATACAAAGTGAGCATTTACTACTGGTATTCTGTGACTCATATTGCAAATATGAATGTAAGCTTTGAAAATGGTGTTGTCACCGGTAAGGCACAGGTCGGCTTAGAATAAAGATTGTCTTATACAATTTATAATAAAAAATCAGCCCCAGTGTTGGCGCACCAGAGCTGATGATGATAATAGTCCCGAAGGATACTACTATACGACCAAAATAATAGTATCATCCCGGGGCTCAAAAATCAAGTCACCGGGCATTTTTATGCCCATTTTTAGGAGGATGATATTATGGCAACGCCTTACAAGCTTCCCAGTGGAACATGGTGTATCAAACCATACAGCCATGAAGAGCCCGTATACAATGCAGACGGCAGTCCTGTCCTGCTTCCCAATGGCGAACAGAAGACAACAAGAAAGTACAAAACTATTACTGGCCCCACAAAAAAAGCTGTAGAGCTCGAAGCAGCGCAGTTTATGCTACAAAAAGAAGAAGAACGTGAGAAACAGCCAAAGAAAAAGAAAGTAGATTATACTCTTCTCCCTCTCACAGAATTAATTGACAAATACATTGAATCCCGGCTGGTCCTAAATAGATCTCTTACCACCATCCAGGACTACCGTTGTATCCAGCGGAACGGTTTTCAGGATCTGATGCAGATTTGTGTCAAAGACATGGATAAAGAACTACTGCAGGAATCGGTCAATATGGAATCTCAGCGTCCGTGTAACCGGAAAAAGGGAGTGACACTCTCGCCCAAGCGTCTGCAGAACGAATGGAGCCTGATTGCATCCGTGATCCGTAAGTATACAAGTTCTCTCGATGATGTCCTGCGTAACATCGAACTGCCCGAAGTACCTGATCGTGTGCCGGATCTGATACCAGCAGAGGCCCTTTTACCTGCAATCAAAGGACACGAGTTGGAGCTGCCAGTCCTACTGGCTGCATGGCTCAGTTTCTCGATGTCAGAGATTCGTGGGCTGACAAAGTCAAAATCTATCTCCGGGGATCAGATTCGGATTGCAGAGGTCGTAGTGGTTGTAGGTGGTAAAGATCAACGTAAGGAAATTGCTAAAAACAAATACCGTAATCGTACGCACCGGATCCCGCCCTATATCAAATCTCTGATTGATAAAGTCCCCGGGGACAGGCTTGTCACACTCACCGAAGCTCAGATCTATCATCGGTGGATCAAGTTCCAAGATGAGCACCGTTTTAAGCATATGACTTTTCACGACCTGCGGCATCTGAACGCATCCGTTATGGCAGCTCTGCGTATCCCGGACAAGTATGCCCAGGAGCGTGGCGGTTGGAAGTCTGACAAGATTATGAAAAAAGTATACACACAGACCTTTTCCGAAGTACGTGTCGCTGTTGATGATAAGATCGATGGATATTTTGATAATATTGCAAATCCGATTATGGAGAATATGCCTTGGGAAAAATACAGAGCCTGGCTTAGCCTTTTCGATCGGAAGGATAGTAAGAAAAGTCAAAAAGATTTCGTGAAATTTATGGAAGAACATAACATTGCAACATAGCCGGTCATGTTGCATTTCATGGTGCATTCATGTTGCATCGTGTTGTAAAGCGCATGTAAATAGTATATTTTTATCGCACATAGCGTATTCCGAATGTTTCCGCAACCACAGTATTCATCAGCATTTCCCGTATTTTTGGCATTCCCTTTAGAAATGCTTTGCGGGTTCGATCCCCGTCTCGCGCTTGAAAAAAGAACGATACCAAATCGGTATCG